TAAGCCACTTATGGGGTGTGACATTCCTGACAAGGGAAGTGCACACTGTATCGCTGGCTGACGTGAGGTCTACTGTACAACGTTCACCGCTTATTGAGGCGGCGCGGGCGACCTGCCCGTGGATATGTTGTCCGTTAATCAGGTCTAAACCTGCCATCTTAAGTCGTCTCTTCAGCTTACGGCCTAGGCCGAGCTGAAAATAAACATTGATGGAACACTCCTTACCGCATGATCTGCGGGTGAGTGCTGTTTTATTAACGGTAAAGTAGTGATTTCCACGACAGAAATCAATCGCGTCTCCTCTTGCTGCCGAAGCAGCGCCCCATTTAGTTCCAATCCAAGGGAACAAATAACCAAGGGCAGAGGATGTCAAGGTCGGACATGAAGACATTTTATCAAGAACCGTAGTCCTACGACTATTATCTGAGACTGTCGCACCGGGGCCGAACTTTCCATCATCGTCTTGAGACTCTGATGGTCCATAACCGATTAACTTGACCAAATTTTGCCGCATACGCTCGAAGAACTCGAGTATAGCGTCGTCAACTGGGTTCCCGTTGAGGGTTCCGAAGTCGAAGATTTCGTTCAGTCGTCGGTTGGTCCGGAAGCATTCACGTTCACTTTCCTCCCAAGTTTGGGAAGCCGCTTCATCGGGGTCTATGCCATCAATCTGCACATCTAGTTTCCTTAGGAAATCAGTTGCACAAACAGATTGGTAGTACTCCAGCGGTTCGTTGTAATGCTTTTGGTCACACTTCAATTGCAGAAGTTGAACCCACTCGCCATAACGAAGCATCACTGCTGTAGTTAGAGAGCGAGGGCAGTCTAGCCCTTCAAAATACGTAAGGGCAATATCCAGCACCTGTGGTGTCAGGATGTCCATGTGATTCCAGCCTAAATGAAGGTCAAGATCAGCTTGCCGAGAAACCGTCCTTAAGACACTGCTTGATTAAGGCAGCATACATAAGGTTACAGAACTGGCTAACCGCTTCGTTGATGTCAACTTGCGCCATGGCTTTTGGATACGTGAAGTTCACGTCGCCACTGGCTCGGTCGATAACAGAAGTCACACCGGTTGTCGAGTTGGTCGAGATTTGCGGATACTGGTAAGTACCGCGAAGAGCTCGACGCACGCCCTTTGCCGCGTTGCGGGCTATCAGTCGTAGTTCAGGAGCGTGTGCGGGAGCAGTGCCTCCAGGTGCACGCCAGACCGCTGGGGTCGTGTCGCCACTGGAAGGTTGAACACCCGTATACACGATATCCGTTACGTTGTCATTCTTTTTGACGGTAATATTAGCAAGTGCAGGCATTATTAATGTCCTAGAAAGGTTAAAGAAAAAAGACCAACTATCACTTTCATTTCAACTTTTGAAGAAGTAATGAAATCGCTGTCCCTGCGCGCCAAAGACTAAGTCTGGGCGGCAGCCTGCATATCAGTTTAACTGAAGGCAGCCCGAGTTTCCTCTCGGTGTAGGTTCCCTCCTTGATGAAGTCCTCGCCAAAGAACGGTTGCCCATTTTGGCAAAACCATTTTCCTCGGTAAGAACTAACAAAGGTGGCAGTCGCAGAGTAGCCATGGTACGGATTCTCAACCTTCACGCCAACGAAGTCGGTAAATTGAGCAACAAATTGCCCAACGTTCGCGACCCAATCGATTAGAAAGGAAAAGTACGTAAGTTCCCATGCTACACTCGCCGGGTTGACAAGACCCAGGCGGTTAGCTAGATAGGCATCGCTATTAGATATGGAGATTTCACAACCCCCATACCCTGTCAGCTTGCCCCTGAGTGTCGACCTCGCATACCCTTCAATTCCGGGCCCACAGTTAAAAGCCTGCTGCGCGTTCAAACGAACGTCGACAGCTATCTTCTCAACTGCGGACACACGGACTCGTGTGGGCTGTAAAGGATTCGACAATGTCTCACAAGAAGCATGTATGTCATGCACAATCGGGCTCCATCCAAAATGGAACTCCAGAAAGGCACTTCCGAAGTCTCGGTATCGGCGTTTAGCCGATCCATCTGACCTCTCAAAAAACCTGAAATATTTCTTTCTGATCTTTTGTACACGCGGCTCGCGTCCGGAGAGATTGAGTTCTCTCGCGGCAGATACTATGTTGCCACGTCTCAACTCACGGCTAAACCGATAAAGTTGAAGTACGCGGGTCTGCAACATGCTTGCAGAGCGCGCTCGCTCACCATAGTTGACGGCTAACATCGACTCATCATTCAATGCATTCACTATCTTGCCATGAACTTTGTTCATAGTGGCATCGAAAGCGGCAGCAAAAGAAGGATGTGTGAGGCAGCTGACGGGTAGCCCTTGTCCTGAGTCCGGTCTGATACCGGGACTAGGACCAGATCTAACCACCAACTTAACAGAGTGGGTCCTTATTATCTGACGCCTATAAGGCGCAGGTAACCGATACGGCTTACTTGATTTAGCTCGTATATCGGAGGAATCCAAAAAACCACTATTGTCCGCTTTGTAAGAGGACGTGACTTTCGGTGCAACTAGTGTATATGACACGATTGTACCCTCCATGTCAGTAAGTGTTAAATTTACTGACGCCCCAAATCCTTGATATCTCGAGAACTACTACAAACTAGGTCTGTTTGCAGCTCAAGACAGCAAGGTAAGCGCGTCCAGCGCTTAGAT